CTCACGTACAGAAAATCCGGCCTGGTTTGATTTCAGGCTGACGAAATTCAAAGAGTAAATCAAATGGCAAGGGGTGGGTTTCGGCCCGGCGCTGGGCGTCCGAAGGGCGTCAAGACGGCGAAGGATGAGGCGAGGGCTGCGCCGCCGCGCGATGTGGTGAAGGCCGCGCGCAAGCTGCGCCTGTCGCCGCTGGACTACATGCTCGCCGTGATGAACGACGAAGAGGCGGAGAGTTCGCGGCGGGACCGGATGGCCGTCGCTGCGGCCCCGTTCGTTCACGCCCGGCCCGGCGAGGGCAAGGGCAAGAAGGAAGAGGCCGCTGACGCGGCGAAGCGCGCCGGCGCGGGCAGCGAGTGGGGCGATGATCTCGCCGGGCCAGAGGGGAGGCCGAACTAGCGATGTGGGACACGTCATGCCCGGACTGGCAGGAACGCATCCTGTCGGGGCGGACGCTCGTTCCTGATCTGCCGCTGTTTGAGGAGGAGGCGGCGCGAGCCGTCCGCATCTTCGACCGGCTGAAGCTGCCGGACGTGATCGGCACGCCGAAAATGGCGGACGCTGCCGGGGACTGGTTTCGGTCGATCGTCGCCGCCCTGTTCGGCGCCTATGACGTCGAGGCGAACCGGCGGATGATTCAGGAGTTGTTTCTCCTGGTCCCCAAAAAGAACGGCAAGAGCAGCTACGCCGCCGCGATCATGGTGGTGGCGATGATCGTGAACCGGCGGCCGAACGCCGAGTTTCTATTGATCGCGCCGACGAAGGAAATTGCGGGCATCGCCTACAAGCAAGCGTCGGGGATCATCAAGGCTGACCCTGAGCTGGCGAAGCTGTTCCATCTGCAGGCGCACCAGAAGACGATCACGCACCGGAACACCGGGGCGGAACTGAAGATTAAGGCGGCGGATACCGACGTCATTACCGGTTCGAAGTCGACCGGGATACTCGTCGACGAGACGCATGTCTTCGCCAAGAAGTCGAATGCGGCTGAGATTTTCGTTGAGGTCCGCGGCGCGCTGACGGCACGGCCGGACGGGTTCATGATTCAGATCACGACGCAATCGAAGGAACCGCCGCAGGGGGTTTTCAAGGCGGAGTTGGCGACGGCGCGCGATGTGCGCGACGGGCTGGTCAAATTGCCACGCCTGGCGGTACTGTATGAACTGCCGCAGTCCGTGGCGGCCGATGGCGGGTGGAAGGACGAACGGCTCTGGCGGCTCGTCAATCCAAACATGGGGCGCTCGGTAGACGTCGAGTTTCTGCGCAACGCGTTGATAGTAGCGGAGCGCGACGGGCCGGATGCTATGGCGCTTCTGGCGTCGCAGCATTTCAACATCGAAGTCGGCCTTGCGCTTCGCATGGATGCCTGGGCCGGCGCGCAGTACTGGCAAGGCGCGGTCGATGAACCGCTCGCCAATCTCGACACCCTGCTCGAGCGGTGCGAGGTCGCCGTCGTGGGGATCGACGGCGGCGGGCTGGACGATCTTCTCGGGCTTGCGGTGCTTGGGCGCTGCAAGACGACGAAGGACTGGCTGCTTTGGTCGCGGGCCTGGGCCCACCAGGATGTGTTCCGGCGGCGCAAGGATATCTCGGAACGTCTCCGCGACTTCGTGGCAGAGGGCACGCTGACGGTTTGCGACGACCCGACGCAGGACATCCGCGAGGTGGTCGCGGCGATCGTCAGGGTGCGCGACGCCGGTCTTCTTCCGGAGAAGATCGCGGTCGGTCTCGATCCGGTTGGGGTCGCGCAGATCATCGACGCGCTGGCCGCCGCCGGGATCACCGGCGAGATGCTGGCCCCGGTGTTTCAGGGCTACAAGTTGGCCGGGTCGATCTGGGGAACGGAGCGCAAGCTGAAGGACGGCACGCTCTGGCACGGCGGGACAGCGCTGATGGCGTGGTGCGTCGGGAACGCGAAGGCCGAACAAAGGGGCAATGCCGTGCTGATCACGAAACAGGCGGCCGGCAAGGCCAAGATCGACCCGCTGACGGCGGCGTTCAACGCGGTCGCGCTGATGAGCCGGAACCCTGAAGGGAAGTCCGGGCCGTCGTTTTGGGAGGCGTCGGCCGCGTAATGGCCTCGATTTGGCGGAGGATTTTCAACCTGCCAGGTGCGCGGGAAGAAAAGGGCATGTCGTCTCTTGACCTCTGGCGCGCCGTTTACGGCGGGCGCGAGAGCAAGACGGGGCAGTCGGTCACGGTCCAGACCGCGCTTGAGGCGACTGCCGTTCTCGCCTGCGTCAGAGCGATCGCTGAAGGCGTCGCGCAGGCGAAGATCAAGTTTTACACGGCCACGGATCGGCCGGAGCGTGTGCGCTCGCACCCGGTTCTCGACCTGCTGACGTGGAAGCCGAACGAGTTGCAGACCGCATTCGGGTTCATCGAGACCGTGCTGATCCACGCCGTGTTGACCGGAAATGCATTCGTGTTTGTGAACCGCGTTGGATCGAAGCGCGAGCCGCGCGAGCTGGTCCCGCTGTTGCCGCAAAATGTCACGGCGGAAGAGATGCATGATGGCAGCATCCGCTACACCGTGCGCGGAATGAATGGCGACGCGCGCATCGTTGAGAATGATGCGATCTGGCACCTGCGCGGGCCATCGTGGAATGGCTGGTCTGGTCTGGACGCCGTTAAGCTGGCGCGCGAGGCGATTGGGCTGGCGACGGCGACGGAGGCGAAGCACGCCTCCATGCACAAAAACACGCCTGACCCAGGCGGCGTCTATGCCGTTCCAGGAAAACTGAACGAGGCGCAGTTCAGGCAGCTCCGCGACTGGATCGTGCGGAACACAACCGGCGACCTCGCCGGGTCGCCGCTGATTTTGGACAGCGGGGCGAGTTGGATTTCGCAGCAGATGAAAGGCGTCGATGCCCAGCATCTGGAGACGCGGAAATTCCAGGTCGAGGAAATCTGCCGCGCGTTTCGAGTGATCCCGATGATGGCCGGATACAGCGACAAGACGGCTACCTATGCCAGCGCCGAACAGATGTTCATCGCTCATGTGGTCCACACGCTGACCCCGTGGGCGACGCGCTTTGAGCAATCCGCGGAGCGCAACCTACTTCGCGAAGACGAGGAAATCGACATTCGCTTTGACATGCGCAGCCTGATGCGCGGGTCGGCTGCGGATCGCGCTGCTTATATCTCAAAGGCGCTTGGTTCCGGCGGTTCGCAGGCGTGGATGCGGATCGATGAGGCGCGCGAGGAAGACAGCCTGGAGTGGATGGACGGTACCGATCGTCTTCCGGAACCGATGAATGTTGCGCCGGTCGCGGCTGCGGCTGAAGACACGAGCGCCGATGATGCGGCGGATACTGCGAAGCGGATCGCGGAGATCGAGGCGAAGTCATCCGCGCGGAATGCGGAGATTGTCGCGGCGATCAAGGCGATGCCGGCGCCTGAGGTTCATGTGACGACGCCAGCCGTTACGGTCACTGCCGCGCCGATCTCTGTGACGGTCCCTGTCACGCATGCAAAGCGCGGAACGGTGACAAAAACGGTGACGGCGTTCGATGCCGAAGGGCGGATCGCCGAGATGCAGGAAACGGAAGCAGACGAATGAGCATTGGCAATACGACTGAGAATGACATTTGTGAGCTGCTGTTCAAAGCGACGGCGCTATCATGGGCGGCGAACGCGAATCTTTTCGTGAGCCTCCACACTGCGGACCCCGGCGAGAGTGGATCGCAGACGACGAGCGAGGCGACCTATACGAGCTATGCGCGGGTGACTGTCGCGCGCTCTGGGGCTGGCTGGACGGTGACGGCTAACCAGGCCGTCAACGCTGCGCTGGTGCAGTTCCCGCAGTGCACTGGAGGCTCGAACACGATTACGCACGCGGCTATCGGAACGGCGGTGAGCGGCGCCGGCCAGATCATTGTCAGCGGTGCACTCTCGTCTCCGCTGGCGGTTTCGTCGGGCATTCAGCCCCAGTTCGCTGCATCGGCGCTGGCCTTCACGCTGGACTGACGATGGCATTCAGGTGCGCACATTGCAGCGGCGTTCTTGAAGAGGATGAGGACGGAAACCCTGTCCCGTGCGAGTTGCATCCAGATGGCGGCGTAGAGGGAACTGCGGATGAGCTTCCGTAACCTTTCTGCGCTGGCCGCGTCGGCGGACACAGACGGGAAAAACTGGACATCGTTCATTCACAAGACTGGCGGTCCGGCATCATTCACGGCGAACCGCTGGGGCGACATGTCGATGGGCGCGGGGACGCCAAAATATAACGCCTATGTGGGTACGCAGTTTGCGGCGACGCCGTTTGTGGGCTCCGGCAATGACGGGATTTACTGCGGCCCGGCAGTGCAGGCTGGTGAGACAAAGCATCTTCACCGGATGCTGCTGCAAAGCACGAGCGGAACGCTGACCCCGGCGACGTTCGTTCTGTGTGACTACCTGATGCACTACCCGTTGATTGACGGCGACGATACGGCGCAGCAGGATTTGGACAATGCGCAGACGCTGCCGCGCTACACGGACGGCGCTGGCGTTCAGATGATGGGCGTTATCACGACGCCGATGGCTACGAATGCCGTATTGACGGTGAGCTATACGAACCAGGACGGCGTAGCTGGGCGGACATCGACAAGCGCGGTGCTTTTCGGGTCTGTTGTGGGAACGATTATGAGCGCGAGCAACAGCTCGACGGCATCGGGTAGCGCGTCGCCGTTTCTGCCATTGCAGAGCGGCGACACGGGCGTCCGGTCGATTGAGGCGGTAACGCTGGCGGCCGGCGCGGGCGGGTTCTTCGCCCTGGTTCTCGTGCGCCCGCTGGCGACGGTGAGCTTGCGCGAGGCGGTGACGGCTAACGAGGTTGAGCAGTTTCGGCAGATGGGGCGTGAGCCTGAGATTAAGCCCGGTGCCTATCTCAACCTGATCTATTGCACGGCTCAAGCTGGCACTGCGGTGACGCTTCGTGGCCAATTCGATTTCGTCTGGAGGTAGCGCGTGGCTTTCACGAGCATGGATGATCTTGTTTCAGAGATCACCGGCGGCAAGTTCTGGCGCGCTGACTGGAACAAGATCACGGGCGGCTCTGCCTATACGGCTGGCCGCTGGTATGATTTTTCTGGACTTGGCGGCTCGCCGGTTGCGAACGCATGGTCTGGGACCGCGCTGACCTACACGGCTTGCGACGAGGCGACGGGTAACGGGACGCAGATTTTCGGGCTGCGGCACGGCGGCAACGTCTCGACCGATACCAAGCATATCCTCAACACGATGGCGGTGACGGCAGTTGCGACGGGCGTTCCCGGCACGCTGCTGCTCATTGATATGCAGGGCTACTGGCCGACGATTTCGTGCAACACCACATCGGCGCAGACGCTCTCTGGCACGCCTTCGCCTCGCTATGCGAATGGCGTCGGCCTGCGGCTATTCCCCGTTCTGACAGCGGTCAACGGCGCGACGGCACAGAACTTCGCGTGCAGCTACACGGATGAAAGCGGCAACACGGGCAACACGCTTCCGGTGACGGTCGCGATGACGGCGTCGTCTGTTGTCGGCCACATCCCGACGAGCGGCACGGCGGCGAACAACTATGGCCCGTTCCTGCCGTTGGCGAATGGCGATTATGGCGTCCGCAACGTGGCATCGGTCACGATGAGCGCGGCGAACACCGGGACGATGGCGCTCGTTCTTGCTAGGCCGCTGCTGACGTTGCCGCTCACTACGGCGTCGGTCGCCGCCGAGCGCGACTTGCTCAACCAGCTGCCGAGCCTTCCGCGCGTGTTTGATGGCGCGTGCCTGACGTGGCTTTACTTTGCCGGCGCAGCGACGGCGGCAAACACGAATTTCTACGGCGGAACAGAGTTCGGATGGGGCTGAAGCAGTCCGGACTCCTGATCGCACAGATGCCGCTTCGCCATATAGGCGGGGCAGTGGCGACCGAGCGCGGCATGTGGGGACGCGGCGATCTGCGCAACTCAAGCGCAGGGCAGGGGATTTCGGATACCAAGGCGGGTATCCCGTCCGGCGCGCGTCACCCGGTAGCATGGCTTATGCCAATGAAGCCGGGCGCGCTGGCCAGCCGGAATGAGATGCTTGGAGATGGGGCGCTCACTGGCGCGGGCGCGCGGGGCGTCAACGGTGATGCCGCGATTACAGGCGAGGGGCTTCTAACCGGAACCGGCGCGCTTGTCGTCTCGGGGCTATGCGAGATCGCCGCGACCGGCACGCTATCGGCCAATGTGGTCGCGGCCCTCGCTGCGGCGGCAAGCCTGTCTGCATCGGGAACGCTCACGGCGGCGTTGATCGCGGACGGGTTCGCGATTTCGGCCATGACGGGAACGGGCGGGCTCTCAATCACGAGCTACGCGACCGGCTCTATGGAATGCGAAATCATCCCGGCGGTGATCCTGGATGCGCAGACATTCAGCGCGGAACTGCTGGCGACCGAGATTGAGCCGGGGCTGACACTCGACGGCGCGCTGAAGCTGATAACGGCGGCGGTTGCAGGCAAGATTTCGGGCGGCGGCACGGGAACGATCACGATCCGCAACGCGGTGGCAGACAGCAAGAATCGCATCGTCGCGACGGTGGAAGCGGACGGCGACCGGACGGCAATTGCCTACGATCTGACGGCTTGATCGGATGGCAGGGGCCTATTTCGGTTCCGATTATTGGCGCAGCGACTATTTCGGGCCGGGCGAGGAAGCGCCTGCCGGGTCTATGGCGTGCGCCATGGTCGCGAGCGCCACGCTCACCGGCGCGCTGACAAATGTGGCTGCTGCGGTTGTTCCTCCGCCCGCGCCTAGCGGTTCCGGCACATCGGCAATCGCCACGCGGCGCAGACGACGCGGCGCAATTGAAGGTGAGCGCCGCAGAGTAGCGGCGGCGATACCTGGCTGGATTGAAGCCGAGATGACTGCAAACGCCACGCTCACCGGCACGCCTGGCGGCGTCGGCTCAATGGCCGCTGAGATTGCGGTGACCAGTGAGTTTGAGGCGACGGGATACGCCAACAGGCGCGGCGTGATCACGCGCCAAGACAATGAATTCTGGCTGATTGCGGCCTGAGAGGACAATCTGAAATGACACTTCGG